AAACCTGAAGCTCAAGAACAAACTAAAAAATCTTTAAATTTATAAGATCCTAGGTAGTGGGCGTCGAAGCGAGAGTGGATACGCCCACTTTTATTTATGTTAGAGAAATTTATAAATATATTTGAAGGTGCAGACCATTTTTATGGACAGGCTAAAAGGATTAATAATCCAAGATCTGTAAAAGTTGAAGTAGACGCTACAACTAAAAAAGGAACTGTAACAAAAGAATTGTGGCAAAAACATTTAGACGGTGTTGACCCACAACTAGGTATTGCTCCGCTTAAAAAAGACAGCACTTGTAAATGGGGTGCAATAGATATTGATAAAAATAATTACGATTACCAAGAACTTTTAAACAAAATCAGAAAATTAAAATTACCTTTGATTATGTTTAGATCAAAAAGCGGTAGAGCACACGTTTATATGTTTATGAAAAACTTTCATGACGCAGAAGAAGTAAAACATGTAATGAAAAAATTAGCTGCTAAAATTGGTGTAGCAGATATATTAGATAGAATTTATCCAATGCAAACTAACATGGATAATGTTGAATATGGATCATGGTTAAATATGCCGTATTTTGATTATGAAGAAGGATCTACTTATGCATACACAGATGACTTTGAAGATGCAACAATAGAACAGTTTTTTGAAATGCATGAGAAGTATGCGCAAGAAGACTTAACAGAATTTTTACAAGAAGAAATAGAGTCAGTTAAAAAACCTAAAAAAATAAAACAAAAAACTATAGAAGATTTTTTTTTACCTTGTACAAAAAATGCTTTGAAAGATGGTAATGGTAAAATTAAAACAGCAAATAGAAATGACTTACTTCATCACATATATAGTTGGTGTAAAAACTCTATGGATAAAGGTATCAAAAAGATACCTGAATTTTCAAATTTTGATTCAAGACAATTGTTACATCATTTTAATAAAAACTATTTAGATGAACCTTTAGAGGAAAAAGAAATAAACAACACAATATTAAAATCAGAAAATAAAGAATATAATTATTTATGTAAGAGACCTGAAATAAAAAGATTTTGTGATGTAGCTGCATGTACAAGACATATCTGCGGTATTACTCCTGAAAAAGCTTTAGAAGTTGCAAATGCAAAAGAAGCTATGGGACACATAGTAGAATACACAAGTAACCCTCCGATGTTTTTTGAACACACTGAAGTTCAAAATGGAAAAAAAATGAAATTAATAAGAGTGGAAATGTCAGGTTCAGAATTAATCAATAAAGAAAAGTGGACAAATAAACTTTCCGATGCAGGTCAGTTTCCACATCCTGCAATATTAGACATGAAAGCAAAAGAATTTACTCTAATGCAATACTCAAGATTAGAAAAAAAAGTTGTAGAAATAGCAGAGGAAGAAGCTGATGATGATTATGAGTTTAAAATGTTAGTTTATGAATTTATAAGAAAACAAACAGTGTCTTTTGAAAAACATGCTTTACTTGATAATGCATGTTATGTTGAGCGGAAAACTTACGAATTACATTTTAGAATACATGATTTTATGTCTTATTTAAAATCATTAAAAAGAAACGATCCTATAAAAAGTATTACATATAGACTTAGACACATTATGAAGGCTAAAAAAACTCATGGTGATGTCTACAATAACATAACTAACAAAAGAGTTTCATGTCCAACATGGCATTTTAAATCAGATCCTAATCAATACATGGTAAAAGGAGACGGTGCAAAGGAAATAACAGATGAAAAAGATTAGAATAGCAGGTCCTCCAGGCACAGGGAAAACAACAAAACTAGTAGAAATATATTATTCTCATTTGAAAGAATATTCTCCTGCAGATATTGTAGTAATATCTCATACTAATACAGCATCTGATCACATAAGGGAAAGAATAAAAGATTCAAAGTCAATACAGAATTATCAAAAAGAAACAGGGCACGAAATTTTTCCTAAAATAAATAATGCAAAAGAAACTTTAAAACACAATGTTTCTACAATACATAAGTTCTGTAAAGATAGAATTACAGGGCAAGCTTTTTTAATAGAAGATTACGAGAACTTAATATTACGTAAACCTATATTTGACAAACACACTTCTGGTAAAAAATTTAGTAATGTAAACGCTTTGTTTAGTTCGCACCCATTTTTTAAATTTATCAGTATGGCAAGAGACAACGGTAAAACTGTTGAATCTTACTACAGAGGTTTAACTGCAGAAGAAAAAGAAAAAGATGTTAAATATTATTTAGAAGAAGAGTTAGAGCCCATGGCTGATTACTATAAAAAATTTAAAGAAAGCCACAAGATAAATGGAAGAGTAGACAACATACTTGATTTCCAAGACATGATAAAAAAGTTTTATGACAATGAAAAAGGTGAGTCTGAAAAACTTTGTAGTAGTATAAAAGTTTTAATGATTGATGAAGCACAAGATTCTAGCGTTATTCAAAGAAATGCAGAAGGTGTTATGTCAAAAAACGTAGATTATTTTTACAAAGCTGGAGATCCAGACCAGTCTATATTTGAGTTTGCAGGTGCAGATCCACATTCTTTTCATATAGAGTTTGCAAAACCAGAGATAGAATTAAAAAAAGGATACAGATGTCCTAGAGTTATTAACGAATACTGTAAAAATATTATTAAAGATATTTGGATAAAGTATGAATATGAGAGAGTTTGGACACCTAAAAAAGAAGGTGAAAGTGTAAAAGAAGGTGAATTACATTATATGTCTGATCTAATAAGAGATCCTCTTACTCACAAATTAAAAAATACATTACTAAATACAAATCAAGATTTTATATTTACATATAGAGGCGGAGAACCGAAAGAAATATTAAACTATTTGATGAGCATTGGAATTCCTTTTCAATTGCCACCAAAAGATAATTTAAAGTTTAAAATAAAATATCCAAGTAAAGAAATAAAAAATCAAAGAGAGTTTAAGGAACTGATGGAAGGACAACAAAAAACAAGAGCAAAAATAAAATCTATTCTTAATTCTATGTCTTATGAATACACACTAAAGACAGTTGAAGATTTAGAAAAAGCGGAACAGAGTATATTTGATATCACATGGTTGATTGATAATAAATTTTTTGTACCTGGAATAGTTAACACACATGATTTTCAGAGAGTAAGTAATAAAAATGTATTATTTGTAAAAGATTACATTAGAAAAATAGTAGATAATAATAGAGATCTAGATGACAAAAGAGTGTTTGTAGAAAACATACATACAATTAAAGGTAAAGAATTTGATAACGTTGTTTTAGATTTTACATTGTCAAGACAAGAAGAATCTTTTGCAAAAAAGAGAATGAAGTTTGTAGCATGTTCTAGAGCAAAAGAAGCATTATGGTTATTAAATAGTAGAAACGGATTAACATTTGCAGGAAAGGAGGACTATGACTGATAAAAGTATATTTAAAGAGGCGTTTCCCCAAGATAAACAGATTGGTGGAAGTCATTATAAAAATTTTGTAATACAGCCTTATGAGTTTATTTCTAAAAATGACTTGAGTTTTTTTCAGGGCAACGTTGTGAAATATGTTTGTAGATATTTACACAAAAATGGTGTAGAAGATTTAGAGAAGATCAAACACTATTGTGATTTAGAAATTAAAAAGATGAAAGATACAAAATGACATTACCGTACGAATTATCTGAGATAGATGTAGTCGATGGTGACGTTGTGGCTGTCGACCTAGAGACTCACGATCCAGAATTAAAGACTCACGGATCAGGGGCCATCAAAGGAAAAGGTAAAGTTTGTGGTATTGCTTTAGCTTATAGAGATAAAAAACTATATTATCCAATCGGACACAAAGGTGATAATCACGGTAAGAATAGAGTTTGGAAAAAACTAAATGACAAGATTTTTCAAAACGAAAAAATAACAAAAGTATTTCACAATGCAATGTATGATGAGTGCTGGATAAGATCAGCCACAGGTATGATGTTAAAAGGTCCTATCTATGACACAATGATAGCTGCATCAATCATTGATGAGAACAGACCAAGATATACTTTAGATTCACTTGGTAAAGATTATTTAGGAGAAACAAAATATAAATTTGATTTAGCAGAAAGATCAAAAGAAGAGCACGGTATAGCAGATCCAATGGCCAACATGCACAAACTACCTTGGGAAATTGTTATAGATTATGCAGAACAAGACGTGGCTCTAACATTAAATTTATGGAATAAATTCAAGGACTTAATAAAAAAACCAATAAAAACTGTATCTAAAAAACACAAGACTTTAGAAAATATATTTGACATAGAAACAAGATTGTTTCCATGTCTGGTTGACATGCGTTTTAAGGGTGTAAGAGTCGATGAAGAAAAAACAAAAACTTTTGGAAAAGAAATTACAAAACAAAAAGATCGAATAATAAAAACTATTGAAGAAGAAACTAAAATTAAAGTCGATGTTTGGGCTTCAGATTCTATCAAACCTTTATTAGATAAGTTAGGTATAAATGATTATAAAGTTACACAAAAAACAGGGAGAGCTAGTATAACAAAACTTTATTTAGAAAACCACACAAATAAATACTTAAAAATGATTGCAGAAGCTAGACAACTAGATAAATTGTTTAACACTTTTGTGAGCGGTATTTTAAAACATATACATAAAGGAAGAATACACGCAGATATAAATCAAATAAGATCAGATCAAGGTGGTACAGTTACAGGAAGATTTTCAATGTCTAATCCAAATCTACAACAGATACCTTCAAGAAGTGAACTAGGGAGTAAGATAAGAGAATTATTTATTCCAGAAGAAGGTCACGAGTGGGCATCGTTTGACTACTCACAACAAGAACCTAGACTTGTAGTACATTATGCTTTGAAAAATAAATTACAAGGTGCAGAAATTATGGCTGAAGCATACAAAAAAAATCCTGATACAGACTTTCATAAAATAGTTGCAGAAATGGCTAAAATTACAAGAAAACAAGCAAAAACAATTAATCTTGGTTTATTCTATGGTATGGGTAAAGGTAAGTTAGCTAACTCTTTAGAGTTAGATAAAGACGAAGCAGAAGAACTGTTTGATCAATACCATGCAAGGGTTCCTTTTGTAAGAAAGTTATCAAAAGGTTTACAAGATTTTGCAGAGAACAATAAAAATATTTTTACGTTAGAAGATAGATTTTGTAGATTTGATAGATGGGAACCTATTAACAAAGAATGGAACCCTGAAAAAGGTATGTTCGAAATAACAGAATACAAAGAAGTTGAAGGTGTAAAACAGATAGTAAAATCACCAGTTCCTATTCTGAAAAGACAAGAAGCAGAGAACAGATATCACAAAGACTTAGCTATAAACGGGAGAGATCAAGATCCGAACTGTAAAAATTTTGAACAATACTATAGACCAGCTTTTACATACAAAGCTTTAAATAGATTAATACAAGGATCAGCTGCTGACATGACTAAAAAAGCTATGGTAGAATTGTATGAAATGAATATTGTACCTCATATACAGATTCACGATGAGCTTTGTTTTTCAATAAAATCTTCGGAAGAGGCAGTTTTGATAAAAAAGACAATGGAAAAAGCTATTAAACTAGAAGTGCCTAACAAAGTGGACTATGAATCTGGACCGAATTGGGGTACAATAAAATGAGGATAAATTATGGCTTACTTAAATGCAAATATACCTGCAACTTATGCACAAATAAAAAGAGAGTATTTATATGATCTTAAAAAACATCACGGAGAAGTTGAAGACTGCATTGTGTTTGGTCTTAGCGCTCTTACAGGTCGGAGCATATTATTTCATGCTATTATGGAAAACGGTGCA